CTTCTAAAGGCAACTCATAAGGTTGTTCTGGCATTAAGATATAGCACAGCTTAAGAAAATCATATATTTTCTTAGATGTTTTAATAGCCTGTCTAGGACCTTTCCAATAAGGCCCGCTTAATGGTATATCATCTTTACTTACTATCTGATGAGTTTTAAACCATAGAGCGTCCCAAAATAACATATACTTATCACGTATCTCCTTTAGGGAAAGGTTATAACAATCAAAGGTCTTACGTATGGCCCAGCGTAACGTATCACACGCACACTCATAAGCCCACATATTATTATCAATACCGGGTACCATCATAGGACATAACAGTACCCGGTCTAATTCAATTTCATTAACTACAGGATTCAGACTCATGATCAGCTTGTGTTACTAAACACCCAGCCCCTTCAGGTAGTAACACATGTTTAACTAAGTGCACCCCTTCATCTAGAGTTGTTACCATCCAACCTACTGACTCTGTAATCATCGGATGATTATGTATATTAGAAGGTTCCATTACTAATACCACTGGTATCCGAGCCTGATAAGCCCAAGCTAACTCCATACAAGTTCCTATAGATACCCTCTTTGCACCTAGTAAATTTACTAGTACCATATCTGCCCTAACACAGTCGAAATAGTCCCTAGTCATAATTGCTCTACTAGCAGTCAATAAGCCAGCTTCTTTGGTAGTAGACCCCAATACCCCTGTGTAGCTACGATATTCTTGATCTCGTAATGGAGAAGCACATCGAATATTAAAAGGGGACAGCTGGCTAGCTACATAAGTCCTCCAGCCAGTTGCCTCTGAAAATGTTAGACCATTAATTGGGCTTGAAGTATACACAATAAAATCCCGCACTACATTCTCCTATTTGTCGCATACGATGAAGACATCTCAGAGCCATTGTATTCTGCTGCTCTGCTTCTGAATAAGGATTGTTCTTCATCTGATACTTCTTCCATCCTACCAGTTTCTGGCCACAGTTTATAATAAATAGTTCCATCAAAACTAGATAACTTAGATTTATCTATAACTATTTCAATTATTGGTTTTCTCTTTGGGACATGATTACATATCCCACCATTACCAATTACAGTATCTAAATCTTTGTCATCTGTCCAGAATATAGTAGCTTTACTCTCCAAATCCTTAAGGTCATTGTAGACTCCAAGATTCGCATTTGCGTCATAGGCTACACCTGATGTGCCTTTAATTCTAGACACTCTAGGTCTAACGCCCGGTCTCAATGATTCCTTAGGTAGTTCACAGGAGAATATACAAGTACAACGTTGTTGATTGGCTAATCTTTTGATAAACATAGACATTTCACGCGTCTTGCCCTCCCCTATATCATATCCGGGGAGATCAAACAGGTGGAAGTTATCACCTATGACTATCAATGGTTTATCAGGAAACTTCTGTCTCAGATTTTTAACCCAAGTTTCTAACGCTGGTAGAGACCCGGGCAGCCCAACCACGTCTGCTAATACTAGACGTTCTGATTCAATCTGTTTCCTTATCCATTGATTTGCTATGCCATGGAGCTCTTCGAATGTCATAGTAATATCATGTTGTTGTAACCACTCTTGAGTTTGCTTTATACCAACAGGGTCATTCATATAATAACCTGAACGTTTGAACCACACGCTAGGTAGGTTATATCTACCACCCAACATCCTTGGCACAAAAGCACTCAATGCATCATCAACTGTATGGAAGAGTACAATAACATTTGGATTATTATCCAACAACCTCCAAGTTAAATTCTGAAGAAATGTCGTCTTGGCCTGATTTGGCTTTCCTGGCACAGAGAGGAAACTTTCTGCTTTTGGCATGCCACCCAAGGCTTCATCCAAATGTTTGAACCCAGTTATGAGTTCAATTCCACTAATATTAGCTTCAGATTGTTCAAATACATACTCAACCGACTTCATTACATTAGAAGGATCATATCCTAATCTTCTACGCTCAATCAGTTCTACTTGAATTTGAGCAGAAGATAGGATACTTTGTATGTCTTTGGAATTCCTAGCCAATTCACTAGAGGTCCGCTTGGCAATTAGAACCTTCTCTTCTTCCAAGCGCATAGCGTCGTCATCTACCCTACGCATTACTTCACGCCACACACCTTGCTTGTCTAGACCAGTCTGACTGGCTAACTGCTCGGACATGCGCATACGTTGTAGATAATTCTGCTCGTTAACTATCATTGGAATTATACGTTCCGACAATGTTAACGGGTCTTCGCCATCTTTAATAGCCTTCCTAAGTCGCCAAGAGAACATATCTAAGTGCTCAAGATTACGGAGGGCCGCTCCGCCGTTCGCTAGCCCATGCATGCGAATGAACGCGTCCGGGTCATCGGTTCCCTCTGGCATAGATATAATCTCCACGCGCAGTCCGATATGCCCAGCCATTGTCTCTTCAAGCATAGCTACGAATCGTCTTGTTCCTTCTTCACCAGCATCATCCGCGTCTAACACGAAGATGATATGCTTTATGGACTCCCCGTTTTTATCACCAACATTAAGTACTAAGTTCAAATGTTCCTTAGTGAAACTAATTGAACCTATAGCACACACATTGTGGATACCTGCGGCGTCCATTGTTACTGCATCGGAATAACCCTCTACTACATAAAGTGGTGGGGTCCGCTTACGAGCACGATCGAAGTTATATAATCTTTTTGATTTCTGATAGATGTGATTCTTCATACCAGTCTCAGCAGTATTAATATACTTTGTTGGGTGCCAGAGTTCCTTCAACTGTGGAGCATCCTCTCCATTCAGATTGATGATGTCTTGCTTCTGCTTATCGTAGTTTGCTTTCTCTTCCTCATACTTGAGGTTACGGGCAGCAAATCCTACTGGTGCGCCATGCTCATCCTTGATCGTGAAAATCAAGTTATCGGGGTTAAACAATGCTTTACGGGTGAGGTCTACCTCTCTTAGGAAGTCTAACTTATGGCCAAACCCACCTTCAGATGTGGGTTTAGTCATACGAGACATGTAGTCTTCATAGCTAGTTACAGACCCAGTACCAGTTTTTAACATTACATCCGCTGACCACCCTAATGTAGCTACCTTAGTTTTAACCCTATCAGATAGTGTACATGACCGCACGTACATAGCAGCATGACTATATGCGGAATAGATTTCCATTTCATATATTTCTTCTGGTGTTGGGTTAAACTCAGGTACCTCTACCCCAAATCGAGTAGCTAGATAAATTAAGTTATCATGTAAAAATCCTACTCCAGACAGAGGCTTCCCTTCAAGGAAAGCAGCCGCATGGAAGATATTTCCCACGGAACGACAGGCAAAACAATGGAATACCTTGTTGTCTGATTCTGGTACTATTCCACAGGAAGGATTGTTATCACTGTGGCTTGGATTAATACACTTAAAGAGACCTCTCCCATTAACATGTACACCCATCTGAATGAGGTACTGAGGTAGATACTCTTTAACTCTTTCCTTAACCTGATCTAGGTTATGTCTTACATTACTCATTATTCCCCTTGGGATTCAGACACTTTATTAACCTAGCAAAATCAGATTCGGCTAATACAACAGTTCCTACATTAAATTTGTTTCTTATCACTAACGCTCCAAATAAAGTACTAGCTCGTTTGGAATCTTCTCCTACTTTAGCTAGTTCTGATAACCATATCACAGGATTCTCTCGTCCTGATTGGTGTTTAGTATCTAAAGTAATACAGCCTTGTGCTACATGATCTCCGTCTTTATTTACTCTACCAGAGTTACGTGTGCTGCGGATGATATTCTTTTCAGTTGTTTTTTCAGCAAGAGCAGCTTGGGCAGCCACCCTTTTGCGTATTGGGTCCGAGTTTTGCTTATCTCGTACCTTCTTCCAGTGGTCATCTCGTTTCTTCTGTAATCTTTCTTTCTCTAACACTGGATGCTTACGATTATTAGTCTTACGCGCTTGAGTAGTGGGCTCCCAACAATTAACAGTTAAATCTGATCCTTCTGGAGACAATTTACAAATAGAACACAACTGATTGTCTCCAGCATTGGAGGGGGAATTAACACAATATTCTGCCATGTTACACGGCATTTTCTACAGGTACCTCGTTAACAATTTCTTCTTGGTCGTTTTCAACTACTTCCTTAGGAGCCATAGCTGTTTTAATGGTTTCTAGGAAGTCTGGGTCTTCACACATAAGTTTGTAAAATTCAAGATCCCCTTGCAATTTTACATTTCCGAAGGAGAGCCAAGAACCACTCTTCTCTATGATTTTAGATTGCTTAGCGGTCTCAAATACATCCCAAATAGGACAGAATCCACGACCATTTATATAAGAAAGTAGTACATGCTTATAAGGAGCAGAGATCTTATTCTTTGCTGTGTATACGTCTATCTTTACACCGATGATCTCATCGTTCTTACCTTTTATCTTTTCGACCAATCGTAACTCTAACCTTATAGTAGCAAAGAATGGCATAGCGTTACCACCAGAGGTCTTATACCGTACTCCCTGAGGACTATACCCACCTATCTGTGGCAATGCTTGATTAATCCATAGGGCAGTAGCCCTTACATGAGTAAACTTACGAACGTGATCATACATAAGTTTACCTATACCACCCGGTTGTGCTGGGTCTGACGGGTCTCGTTCTAAATCTACTCTCTTTGCTAAAGCAGCCATTGAATCCACAATTACCAAATCACAAATTCTGGAGACAAGACCTACATAATTAACTATCTTTTCTCCATTCATTGTTTCACCAGTTTCTGGGTCGTACCCCTTAGCTAGGTATACAGGATGTATACCTGACTCAAGAGTAGGATTCATAATATAACCTAGCTCCTCTAAATATTCCTCTGTAATAGTGTCTTCTATATCTACAATAGTAACTAGTTTACCTAGTTTCTGCCACATAACTCCTATCTGTAGGGCTATTGAAGTCTTACCTACTTCTGGGTCTTTAGAATAAATTTCTACACGTCTACTTAGTGGACACCCAGGCTTTGCACTATGTAGATTTTTATCTAGACGTGGGAGACCTGTTGTCAAGGTTTCCACAGTCATATCTACGCGGTCACATATCTTACGGAAGAACCCAGCTAAACCATTCTCAGCCAGTTCCTTTTCAAAATGGGAGTCTAGTTCAGGGTTTTCAATCTTCTTTTTACTTGTCTTTGACATTATATCCTAATTAAACTTTGTGCGACCGTTGAAACCATCGCCTTCAATACCTAATATCTTCTTACATAGATTCACACGGGAGTCTAATGATCTGATT